GGCGCCTATTGACCCATAAAGGGAAACTGGGTATTTTCTTGTAACTGGAAGGTATGTGCTTACCTATACTTAGGGATACCCTAAAATAAACCCCTTGACAGGGTATAGTATCCCCCCCTTATAATCCCCCTATCACCTGGGAGCTACGATAGTAGCGTACGGTGATTGCACCATGCGTGGTTACTCACTTCGTTCGTAGTTCGCTTCGCTCACCAGTTAAACATCCCAGGGCTGAACTCAGCGTACTGCGTAGCAATAATCGCTGTACGGTACGGTAAAGATATATAAGGCATACTCTGTTTTACCCCCCTTTTTAGCACTCCCCATATAATTCTATTTTAGCGCAGGTTCCAGGCTAAAACCTCATTAAACACCTGGGCTTTTACCACGGAGGTACTGATTGCGTAAGAAGACAGGACATTCCAAGGAGAGTAGGAAAGATAGAGTAGGTGGACCCGGTACTCCTGGTACCAGAGGAGGGTATGCGGTATCAGACCCTAATATGGCGCGGATGATTCGGAAGGTGATGCCTGAGTTTTCTAGGGAACAGCGCGGCGTAGTACAGAAGATGATGAAGAGTAAGAAGTTTACCGCTAAACTGAAGAAGATGTTGGTACTTATCTCCGGGGGTATGAGTAAGAATAAGGCGGCTATAAAGGCAGGGTACGCACAGTCGGCTTCTGGTTTTCGGGCCATGACCAATGCTAAGAGAGAGATTCAGGACCTCATGGAGGGTACCGGTCTTACGGACTTCACCCTCATTAAACATTTGACGGATGGCCTGGATGCTACTAAGTTGGTTGGGGATAGGATTAAGGAGGTCGTACCGGATTGGACGAACAAGCATCGGTACCTGGAGACCGCGCTTAAACTGAAGGGGCACCTTCGGGACCCCAACAGTATGCAATCCCTGAATGTAGGCAGTATTGTTCTCATCCGGTCCGGAGAAGATGGGAACGGTAAACGAAAGGTAATAAATGCCAAACCCCACAATTCATAATGAGGGGAACAGGGAGTTCAAGCTTAAGCCCTGGCAGGATGGATTCATATTTTCACCTAAGAGGTACGTTGCGCTGATAGCCGCATGGGGTACGGGTAAGACCATGAGCGGTATTATGCGTGGGATGGTCCTCTCAGAGAAGTACCCGAATAACCTTGGCATTATCTTTCGTAAGGAGTACACAGATTTAAGAGACTCCACGATGAAAGACTTTGAGCTATACACGGGGTTACGTGTAAAGCGGGATGCCAAGGAAGTTACCCTCCGGAATAAATCTCAAATCCTTTTCAGACATGCCGATGATATCGACACCGCCATAGTCCAGAACATCAATTTAGGGTGGTTCTTAATTGAGCAAGCTGATGAACTGGACACCCCGGATGTTTTCCTCAAATTGGCCTTTGGCCGCCTCCGCAGGAATGTAGGGGAGCAATCGGGGTTCATTATCGCCAATGCCAATGGGGATTGGTGGGGTTACAAGATGTTCATTGAGAAGCAGATTAAGCATCCTGCTACCGGTGAAGTTCTGTCGGATTGCTATGAGGCCAACACCCATGATAATGCTGATGTTCTGCCCAAGGGGTATGTAGATAATCTGGAAGCCCTGAAGGTACAGGACCCTCTCATGTACCGGCGGTTCGTACTTAACGATCACACCATTACCGGCGAAGCCGATCTCCTCATCCCTCTGGATTATCTGAACTGGTCGATTGGCTTAGGGTATAGGCCAACCACCGGCGGGAAAATTCTCGCCTGTGATATTGCACGTTCCGCTGAAGGTGATCGCACCGTGTTTACGATGATTCAGAGGGTATCCTTTAATACATACAAGCAAACCTACATCCGGAGCTTCAAGGGTTACGATCTTATGAAGACCTCCGGACTTATTGCAAATATGAACCGAACGGAACACCCGGAGATGATCGTAGTCGATGCCGGTGGTTTAGGTATCGGAGTCTGTGACAGACTTGCGGAGGAGGGAATAAACGTAGTACACTTCAACGGTGCTATGAAAGCGACTCGTCCGGGATTTAAGAATCATCGGGCTCAGTCCTACTACAAGCTCCGGGAATTTTTGCGTACCAAACAGCTTGACCTCATGGGGCATGAAGATCAGAAGACTCAACTTAGGAAACTGAAGTACAAATTTTATTCTTCCGGTGACCGGCTCATAGAGTCCAAGGAGGATATGAAGAAACGGGGACTCCCGTCCCCAGATTATGCGGATGCGCTGATGATGGCGATAAGCGTAGCCGACCTAACCGCAGAGCCTACGAAGGAGAAGACCTCCGGAGACCTGTTTTGGGAAAGAGTACATTCCGATATCGCTAAATACGAAGGTAAAACGGAAGAAGGTTCCTGGAGGAAAATAGATGTTTCCATGTAAAGAGTGTTCCAAGAAAGAATTGTATATAGGTTCAGTTCAGTCCTCCCTTAAATTGGCTATGGATGCCAAGGAGTGCCAAATCAAGGATTTGGTGGAGGAAGTCGGGTATCTTCGTAAGATGGTGGACCGGCTCTTACCCAAATTTGGAGTCGTACAGTCTCCTAATCCTCCGGAGGAGCTTGTTGATCTCCCGGATAATGACGAGATTGTTCGTAGCTCGGTGGATGAAGCCGGTGAGACCACGGTACGCTACGGTAACTAAGGGGGAATACCATGCCTGAAGGACTAGAACAAGCTGTTATGAATAATCTCAACGATAAGGGTACGGATACACCGGCCCAGAACGTAAACGAGGACCTGACCCAGTTACGGGGTAAGATCATAGAGAAAACCAACAAGATAAGACGGATGCGGGTTTCCTATGAGAGGCAATGGATTACCAATGTTGCCTTCCTCTACGGTAAGCACTATTTTGAGTTAGAAAGCCGCGGCGCCAAGAGTGGATTAGAACAGCGCATCGTCTGGGAACTGAAGAACATCCAACGGCAGAAGCTCACCCGGCGGACTTCCAACTACATCCTACCCCTTTATCGGTCCCTTCACGCACGTATGCTCCAGATGAAGGCGGTCGTCAACATTGAGGCTTCCACTCGGACCGAGAATGATCGAAATGCGGCCAGGGCGGCTACGGAGTTCATAGAGGACTTTTGGGATACGGCCAATCAGCGGAATCCTGTCCTTTGTGACAAGTACCCAGGTATGCAACTGACGATCTCCAAACTTCTTACCTATATGCTATCCACCGGAGGTGGATATTTGTACCCCTTCTGGAATCCGAACTCCCCTGGGAAGACGGTCCTAAATGGGCAGGTTCAAGAGGGCAAGATCGGCCAGGTTGAGGTAGAAGTATGCCATGATTTTGAGGTACTACCGGACCCACTCGGTCGGTCGCTTACCAGGGAGAAGGTTGCCTCCACAGAGGAACTTTTCTACTTATTTGGTAAGGAGGTCAAGCCTACGGATGTTGAAATATCTGATTCAGAGAAGCAGATTCTCAACATGTTGGAGGGCGGGACGAGTGACATGAAGTATGATAACGCGGCCAAGGTTTATTACCATTGGGAGCTTCCATCCGGTAAACACCCCAACGGGAGGCAGATGATTTTCACCGATAAGGAATGGCTCCAGGAGCCGATAGACCTGGACCCGGATTATCGGGGATGCCTACCGATGTTTAGGTTCCGATACCTGGATATCATGCTTTCCCAGTATTCTCAGGGCTTTGTTGACCAGTTGATTCAGTCCCAAGAGGAGTACAACTTCACCATATCCAAACTTTACGGGTACAAGAAGTGGATGAGTGGGAAGCTGAAGGTCCCCCAGGGTTGTGCTATGAAAACCCGGTATGACGATGAGATCGGGCAGATCATCATTTACAATTCCTCATACGGGGAGCCCCATTGGGATATGCCCAAGTCAGCACCGGCACAACTATTTAAGGATTTGGATCGGATCCGTAGGGATATGGAAGATATCGCGGCGGTCCATGATGTTTCACTATCCCGTGTACCTAGAGGGGTTAAGAGTGGTGTTGCCATTGAGAATCTTACAGAACTGGACAATACCTCCATCTCTCCTCAACTTATTTCTACCGAAGAGAAGCTAGGTTTCTTTGTGGAAACCGTGCTTGAGATGATTAAGAACCATTACTCAGAGCCTCGTCTTCTCAGTACCGCCGGTGAGGACCTGGGTGTTCAGGTACGTTCCTTCCAGGGTAGTGAAGTTGAGGGTAACCGTAGAGTTAAGGTTACACTCGGTTCTTCCCTGCCCATGTCCAAGGAAGCCAGGCGTACCACTATCCTGGGCCTCGCGGATAAGGAATACATCACCAAGGAAAAAGCTCTTAAGTTACTTGAGTTCGGTGATGTAGAGGGTATTTTCCATTCAGTTGATGAGACCGCAGAGAAAGCGGAACTTGAGGAGATGCTTACAGGCATTGTGTTTCAGGCGTTTCCTTGGGAGACTCATCATATTCGTCTGAAGGTTCTCTCAGACTTTATGAATACCAAGAAGTTCCGCGATATGGTTCAGTCCCAGGACCCGGAACAACAGAAGATTGCGGGAAATATAATTGACCACCGAAGCCAACATCAACGGTTCTTGCAACTGGAAATGGAAGAAGCCGCTAAGAATGTAGAAGGTCAAGTTGACCCTGGCGCAGGGGGTGGAGAAACTAAAAAAAGTTCTTAAATAAAGTTGTTCCTTGACATGCTAGATAGTGTTTGACGTAAACTTAAACCGTTTAATTCCGGCCAAGACTTAATCGTCAGCCGGTAAAGGAGCTTACCATGTTGAATCTTTTCCGATGGGCTTTCCCATTTAGTTTTTCTATTGTCGAAGATAGCGCGGCCGTTGCTGAAGCCGTTGCCAGTATTGAAGGTGACGCGGAAGGTGACGAGGAAGTAAGAAGTACCGACGAAGGGGACAAAGGGGATAAGAAGGAAGAGAAAGCCCCGGAAGACCCTGAGTTTGAAATACCGGGCTACGAAGGCAAAGTAAAACTATCTCAGATTAAGGAGTGGCAATCCAAGTCAGATGATTACAGCACGAAGCTTAATGATCTGACAGAGCAACAAAAGGGCGTCAAAGAGTTGGTGCAGTTATCCAACTACTTGACCAAGAACCCCAAGAAGCTCGACAAGGTTTTAGCCATTCTTGAATCTCCTGAAGAAGCGGTAGCAGGAGAAGCCGGTAAGGACAAAGGGGCCGTGAAAGCGGCCGGCGATCTTACCGAAATTATGGAGAAGTTGGGTTCAGATGACCCGGCGGCTGTCGCGCTGAAGAAGTTGATGGGGATGGTACAAGGTCTCCAGAAAGATGTAGGCTACTTCCGCGACAAGGAAACGGCAACGACACAGCAAGAAGCCGTTGCAGGAATCCGGGAGTCTTTGAATAAGACTCTTGAAGCAGAAGCCAAGACACACGGCTTTGACAAAGAGGAAGCGGAAATTTGGAGACAATTAACACTCTCCACATTGAGGAACAACCCACAAGAGTTTGAGGACGAGGCTCAGTTTCAAGCGGCGATCAAAAATGCGGCCAAGCGATCAGCAACCGCGGTTAAGAAGATCATCGACAAGACAAAGAGCCAGTACATAAAGTCCAAGTCGGGTACCCCTCGTATCGAAGGTGGAGAAGGCTCCAAAGGAACGAATACTCCCTCCATGGACAATTTAGAAGAAGTCCTCACCGAGCAACTTGAGGCCGCTAACAAAGAAGAATAGAAACGCAAATAACTATAAACAGGAGATTGAATAATGGCTCTTACAATTTCTGACATCAGCGCGGTGCTGAAGCGGATTATTCGCCCCGTCATCGAAGGTCAGTTGCGTAAGGAATCTTTACTTTTTGACAAAGTAAAACGCAACGTAGGTGTTACGGTAGCAAATAATCAAGTCTTTATTGCCGCAAGGACCGGGAGACATTCCGGAATTTATACTGTTGCAGAGGGTGTTGAACCCCGTAGCGGTAAAGCGAAATACCAACAGCCAAACACAACGATTAAGTTCGCGTTTGGTACATTAGAACTAACCGATCAAGCTATTGAAGCGGCTTCCGGTGGTAGTGTCAAGTCAATCGCTTCTATTCTATCAACCGAAATCATGGCTCTAAAAGATGACATTCGCATGGACTTGAATCGCCAGTTCCATGGTGATGCAACGGGTAAGTTGTGTCTTGCGAACGGCGCGGGAAGTGCTACCACAGCACTAACCATCGACGGTCATCCTGCCGGGCTTGATGCTTCTGACTACCTTTCTGATGGTATGTTCATTAGTATCGGTGGTGGACCGGCTAGGGAAATCGCAAGTGTTGACTCAGCAACAGGGGTTACACTTTCAACTGCGGATACCTGGGCGGATGATGATGTTATTAAGAAGGTTGACGCATCAGAAATGATGGGCTTGGCCGGTATCATTGATGACGGTGACAATGTTGCTACCATCCAGAACATTACCCGCTCGTCAAATCCATGGTCTAACAGCTTTGTGGATGATACCTCCGAGACGTTGACCGAATTGATGATGATTGACCTGTACTTAAAGACTCGTCGGCATGGCGGAGCAAACGTGATTTTCGCAGGGGAAAGCTTGTTTAGTAAATACGGCTCCCTTATTACCTCGCTGAAGAGAACCGCAAACCTGAAAGAAATCCTTTCCGGTGGTTGGAAGGGACTTGAGTTTATGGGTGGAGACGTAGGCGTGTTCCTTGACCCGGATACATGGACAGGGTACATGCAGTTCGTCAATTTTAACGCATTGACGATTGCTCAACTCACGAAGCCTTTCCAATGGTTAGAGGCGGATGCTCATGGTGGAATCCTGAAGCGTTCTTCGTCCAACCGTACTGTGTGGGAAGGTACTCTCAAGTATTACGCCGAACTTGTTGGTTTGAGATTTAAGGCTCACGGGCGTTTAAGACAGAAAACTGCTTAATTTTTTGGCGGGTACTGAATTATGCCATTGATTCCAGATAAAGTAAGACGGGAACTCAATCAAGCACGGGCGCGGGCCGAATGTGGCCCCGCGCAACGTGCCGGTAAAGAACTCGCCCAGAAAGCCAAAGCAGACCTAGCGGCCCGGACCAGACACGCAAACAATGAGGTCCACCAGGCGGCTAAGGAGGGAGCTACATACCTCCACAATAAATCCCGTGGAAAAGTCTACTTCACATAACCAACGTAAAAGGAGATTTGAAAATGCGTAAAATTTTATTTCTTTCAATGGCGGTACTTTTCATGGCAACTTCGGTTGCCTCTGCCGACCTGCTTACCGACGATCAAATGGAGCGTTTGAATCAGCTTGGTGCGCCCCGTGCGATCAATTCCAGTTTCAGAACCGAGTTGGGTGATGTACTGGATGCTGTTATCGGTGGTGGCGGTAGGGTTTCTGTGGCGGCCGATACATTGGCTATGCCTGTCGTAGATTCCACAAATGGTCGCCCGGTTAGCATGATTCTTAAAACAACCGGTAGTGATGCTGAAGCAGGAACGCTTGCGGATGGGCAATCTGGTCAGATTCTTACCATTCATCTTGATATAGATGGTGGTGGTGATCTTACCGTTACCCCGGCTACTTCTGGTGGGGGCTTTGCCAATTGCGTACTTGCGGATGCGGGTGACACCGTAACGTGGAAGTTTGTTGGTGACGACGAAGGTTGGGTTGTTCTTGGTGCGACCGGAGTAAGTGACCCGGTTTGTGCGAAGTCCTAAAAGGTTTTAGTTTAATCCACGGGGGCCGGTCTTAACCGGCCGGCCCCCATACCCCAATCGGAGTTACCTATGTTAAAGAACAAGTCTACTGCTAAGGTCGATGTTAGGTGGAACGGCAAGACCGTTGATATTTTACCTGGGAAAACGCTCGACGTTTCCAAGGAATACCCCCGCGAGAACGCGCAGTTTTTAGAGGTTCGTTTTAGCAATAAGAGCAAAGGTGCGCTTGAAATTGTTGGAGGTTCCACGGCCCCGGATACCCCCAAGGCTGAAGCCCCTCGTAAGGCTGAAGCTCCCCCGAAAAAGAAGTCTAAGGGAAGTAAGTGACCGTAAATGATCTCGTCACGGAGGCTATGGATGAAGTAGGGGCCGATAGCACCGATTCGACGTTAGAAGCAAAATTCCTGAAGTTCTTTAAGAGTACCCTTCGACGATTGTCGCTAAAGGCGCGGAATCGTTTTCTCACCAATATTATCTCCAAGACCCTTGCCTCCGCGGCGCAGACCATTACCCTTAACACTACCGATTATTTTAATCGGGAGCGGCATATCTACCGGGAGGCAAGTGGTAGGCGCATACCTATTGATAAGATAGGTTCGGTCCGCACGTTCGATGCCAACTACTCTTCTTCCAACTCCGGGGCCCCTCAGTTTTATCGGTGGTACAACGAGCTTATTATTGAGTTTGATCGGGCGGCTGACCAGGAGTACACCATCCTTATAGATGCCTTTGTGGAGGTAGATGCCGTTACTCTTGCAACTACCTGGACCGCATCTACGGCCGTGGCAGAGATTATCAAGGATGGGGTGAAGTGGTACTACGCCATTTACAATGAAGAGTCCGGTTTGGACCCAGATAAATTTCAACGGCTATTCGTGGATGGCATTGCGGAGTTGGACAGCCAGTACATGAATGACGAAATGCCTAGCCATATAGAGGAGTATTAATATGCTATCCATCCTTCGGAGGTTGTTTCTTTCCGGTTGGTTATTCTCTTTCACGAATGATTGGGACTTAACCGTACCGCTCACTCACACTAAGTTTAAAAATCAACCGGGTCATGTCCGGACCGCTAAGACCGATGTGTCTGAGCGATTGGATTCTTTTATGTACGGGTTTACCTCTGGTGAGACGAAGGAGGGGAATAAGCATCTTATTCTCCACAACGAAACCACACCTACCCACGGAGCCGATAGGCTTATCCTATACGCGAAGGATGACGCGGACCCCACTCCTCAGTCTGAGCTTTTTGCGGAGCATGAGGCTAATGTTATAACGCAGTTGACTAACCGAGGTGCAATCTCCCCCGGTGAAGTGGTTACGAATAATGACGGTGCTACTCTTGATGCTTTTGATGTGGTTATTACCGACACCGCGAATGATGAATCCATTAAGGGTACCACATCTGCGAGTGACACGACTGTTAGGGGTGTGTTACAGACCCAGACCGCAGATGGTGTTGTGGGTTGTTTGACCAAGATGGGCCGTACCCGTGTGAATACTACCGGGGCAGTTACTAGAGGAAATTACTTGGTTACTTCCACCTCTAAGGGGTTAGCCGCGGATGGTGGTGCTTCCAGAGCTACGGGGGTGTTTGCACAAGCCCTTACAGCCGATGCCGGTGGCTCAAACGGTTATGTCATTGCTGATGTATTCCCTGTGCTTTCTGTTGGAGTATCGGCCCCGGTAGGTTCTATTGTGGCCTGGGCGAAGTCTATTACTGGTGTGCCCTCAATCCCTTCGGGTTGGGTTGAATGTGATGGGAGTGTCCTTTCCGATTCTGATTCCCTCCTAAATGGAGAGACAATCCCTGATTTAAATGGGAACAACAATTACTTGCGCGGCGCCTCTTCTTCCGGTGGAACAGGTGGTACGAACTCTACACATCTTCACTCCGTTAGTGGTACTACAAGCACGGAGACCGCAATACCCGGTGCAGGTGGTGGTGGAAACATGTTTACCGGAACACATAGCCATACCTATTCGGGTAACTCCGGTGGTACGTCCCACCAACCGGCGTACTATGAAGTGGTTTGGATTATGAGGGTAAAATAATGCCAGTATCAGCAGATTCCAAACGTGCTTTACAGGGTCGTATTGCAGAGTTGAAGGCCCTTGCGGATAAGCTCTCAGATGAAATGCAATCCCTATCTGACCAACGGTCCACTATCCAGGACAAGTTCCTAAAGTTAAAGGCGGAAAGGGATGAGTACCAACGCAGGATTCAGGCGATAAGGAATGATCTCTAATGCCCTTTTCCGTAGAACCTGTATTCTTACCTAACCACGGTATCGAACTTGATACCCCCGCGCAGTTTCTCCTTAAACAGGCTTCCCCTTACAGCAGAAACATGGAGTATAGCTTCGGCTACCTAAAGGGTCGTGGCGGCATGAGTGCGTTTGATGCGGCTCAACTCTCCGGTCCTATTCTAGGTATCCATCAGTATTGGATGAACGATGGTACCTATGACATGCTGTTTCTCACCACCAAGGATTTTTACAAGTACAATTTTGGCAGTACCCGTTACGACTTTGTGACCCCTCAGTTCAGCACAGGTGTGATTCGGGTGGAGAATGGGTCCGCTGTTGTTAATGGTGGTATCAACGTAGATGATTGTGATGATGATGGCGTGGCTTGGGTGGATGGGTCTGGTGGGGATGTTACTCCCGCTAGGGACGCTGTTACGTTCAAGGAAAGCACCGCCTCCGTAAAACTTACTGTGGCCTCCGGTGCAGGGGTTGAGAATTTAGCCTACCATGATATTTCCTCCACCGATCTTACCGCTTATGATTCCATAGGGTTTTGGTTCCGGTCTGATGTGGCCCTCGATGCCGCCGATCTTACTTTTGAAATGGGTAAGGGTACAGGTTTAGCTACCATTACGGAGTCCATTGATATACCGGCGATCTCCGCAGATACCTGGACCTGGGTTAATCTTACCCTGGCGGACCCTACGGACTTAGGTGCGATTCTTTCCATTGGCATAGCCCAAGCCGTTGATAAGGGTGCCATGATTCTCCACATTGACCAGATCGTAGCCGGTGATTGGACCGCCTCTCTCGCGGCCGGGGATTACATTACCATTGGAACCACTTATTCCACCGCAGATACATGGTATGAAATCTTAACGGTTGATTCAGACACTCAGATCACTCTTACCGGTAATTACGCGGAGGCTACTTCCTATCAAAATGCTTTCCTTGCCCGGTTGATTTACACCGGGACCACTACGGATATGTGGGATGTTGTCCAGTTTCAGGATACGATAAAAGGGAATGTTTTTGTTGCTACCAACGGTATCGGTACTCCTCAGTATTATAATGGCTCTGGTCAGTTTACTGACGTAACCGGTCTGCCCACTAACTTTGTTACTTGTAAATATGTGAACGTAGTCGCTAACCGGCTGTTGCTTATGTATGAGACATTTACGAGTGAGTTTCCTACCCAGGTTAATTGGTCCTCCCCCGGTAACTTCCTGGAATACTCGGACCTCGATTTTACCTTCTTGGATGAGCCTGGAGTGGAGTGGTATATCGTAGGGTCTGAACAGGCCGGCGAGATAACCTACATTTTTAAGGAGCGCGGGGCCTACGCCGTTACGGGTGTACTTTCTTCCGAGGACTTGGACTTTGAGCTTAGGATGTCCTTCCTCGGATGTAAGTCTGCCTTTTCAACTTATGTTCTCAAGGACGATGGTTACTATTACGGGGGGGATAACCGGTTCCATAAGTGGAACGGTATCCGGGATGAAGATGCTTTTGAAGGGATTATTCCCTACCTAGCTAATTTAGAGCCGAACGCTTCTCAGTACGTTTATGTGGGGGAAGTTTGGAACAAGAATCAGGTTCGGTGGATTTTACCCTACGATACAGGTGTGTCTGCTACCCCCATGATCGTTTACGATTATAAGAATGATGTGGTTCAGATTTGGGAGTACAACACTACCGAGGCCAAGAAGCTACGGTGCATTGGAGAGTTCCTGAATGTAGCGGACCTCTATGTTGATGATGCGGCATGGGGAGACCTATACGTTGATGAGGAAGATGGTTTTTGGGATGAACGTAAGTTCCTGGCGAACTCTCCTTGGATTCTTTACGGTACGGAAGATGGGTATGTTTTTCAGGCAGACCAAACCCTAAAAGATAATTCCTTAGATTATACCCGAACATTCCAAACCAAGAAGCTCGACCATGAGGCGCCCCATGTTCGTAAGCGGAACAGGGGTCAGCAATGGTGGCTTGAGGAGCAAGGTACCGGCTCCGTTACCCTTAAAATGAAGAAAGACGATAGCGGGTCATTCGACAGTAAGACCCATACGATAGGCATGACGGATGCTACACGGGAGGTAATGAAGACCAACGTGACTTGGGATAAGGAATATGAGAGTGCCCTGTTCCAGTTGGAGGCCCAGGTCCACTTCTCTCTACTTGGCTTTATGAGTTGGATTTCTAAGAAGCGGCAGACACTCAAGTGAAGTTAGCCAGTAAGAAGCAGATTCGTCTGCCAAGTGTCGAGCTTGTCGAGGATGAGAAGGCAAGGCTCTTTGCAGAGGATATTGGTAAGGTTTTACTGCTGAACTTTCGGAACATGTACGATGACCTTAAGAATGTCTTCGATACTCCGAGCTTCAGCGTTCATAAAGGGGGGACAAACCAGACCGGGGTGGCGGATGCAACCGCTACCATAGTAACCTGGGGGACAGAGGAGTGGGATACCCATGGTGTATTCGCGTCGAACAGGTTTACTCCGCTTACTATCGGTAAGTATCTTCTTAGCGCCTGTCTTCATTTTACCGTGGGTGTTGATAATAGCCCTTTT